GAAGCTGCGGGAAGCCAACAAGCTTGTTTCCTGCCGTCCTCATCCGGGGGATTTCTTCAAATGATCAGCGCAGATTACGTCGAAACAATGCTGACCAACGCAAAGGCGAACGCGCCCAGGTGGGTGGACTATTCCGAACGCGGGCAGGTCGTTTTGCGAGCCAAACGCATCAATGCGGAATGGAGCGACTGGAGCAAGATTGAGCCGCTACTTGTTGACAGGACGCCCGTCTGCGAAATTCACGGCGCACGCATCTGGCACTTGGCGCCAGGCATCTTGGTGTCTGAGATGGGCAATTTGTTCAAGCCGTCAATCTCAATGCATCAGGCTCGCGTCTACGCGCTAGACCTTGCCAACAGTCGGAATCTTCGGAACATGAAGGAGAAACGATGACATTTTGGGAGGCTGCGGGGCTGATCGTCCTGGCTCCAGTGCTGCTTGCCACGGGTGTTGCCGTGCTTTGGTTGCTGTGGCTTGCCGTGGCGTTTGTCGTGGCTGTTGCCGGTTATGTGTGGGAGAGGTTGCGGTGAAATCGGAATGGAAACTAATTGCAAAAATGAATGGCTCGCAAACGATTGTCAAAAAACTGCGGGAGGAAATCGCGGAACTGGACAAGGAGCTTGAGACATACGAGAAGCTCAACGAGCCGCTCAGGTTCCGCTTTGACGGTTTGCTGTCAGAACTGGCAGACGTGCAGGCGTGCATTTTTCAGCTCGTGTATTGGCACAAGATGCTGAAGCCATTCAAGGCAATGCTGCATTACAAGGCAATGCGACAGCTTTGGAGGTTCGATGAGAACGATAAAGGTTAGCTGTGAACTAAACGAGGAAGAAAGCTGTTGGTACGTCCGCATTGAGATTGACGGCAAGCCGTATTTCTTCACGGCGCCAGATGCGGCAGACATCGTGCAGGAAATTCGCTGCGACATTGTGCAGGCGATGGTGCAGGATGCTGACTGAGCTGGTCTGCCTGTTGGGGCTGTTCATCAGCATCGCTTGCCTGATCGATGCGACAAGAAGCAGCGTGCCGGAGGCGTGCATCCCTTGGGCAATGTATGCGGTTTTCTTTTTCGCGATGCTTTTGGGGGTTGGAAGATGAGCATCTCACAGCGCAGGAAAGGCGCGGACGGAGAGCGCGAGGTGTGCCACATGATTCAGGAACATTGGGGCATCAAGGCGGAGCGCAACCTTGACCAGGTGCGGGAAGGTGGCTGCGACATCCCTGTGCCGCCTTTTCATTTCGAGGTCAAGCGGCGGGCAAGGATCGGGAACATTTACGAGTGGATGAAGCAGGCGCAGGACAGCTGCGGGGGCAGTGACACGCCTGTTGTTTTTTGTCGTGGAGATGGAAAGAAGTGGCTGGTGGTGATGGACGCGGAGACTTTCTTGAAACTGGGACGCGAGGAAGTCGCAAATACAAAGACTGGCACGAAGTGAAGGAGCGTAAGGATATGCCGTACGTTGGTGAACGCGCCTTGTTTGTCCGCAAGCTTGCCAACGGGGATGAGTTCTTTTTCTACGGCATGATGGAAACCTCGAAAACCGTGCGCATGATGCTCTACCCGGACATCGAGCTTGACTGGTACCTGATTTCACGGTGGAAATATGAAAGCAGAGATTGAGCAGCGTTTGGCAAATTGGGGACGCTGGAGCCGCACCGGCAAGCACGAGGGAAACGGATCCAGCCCGCTCTACCGGCTGATGAAAGAAAATGATCCGTCCTATTCGCCCAGCGAGCCGCGCATATTGTCTGACGATGAGGATGCCTTTTTTTTGGATCACGTCATCATGCAGGCTTGTACCGAACTGGAGCGCGAGATTCTCGTCTGCAAGTTCATCGCACAGCTGACAGACATCTATACTTGCCGGCGCACGCATGTGAGATTTTCCGATTTTCATTTGAGATATCGAAAAATCCTGCAAAAACTTGATATTGCTCTGAAACGTTATAAAATAGCAATTGAAAATTAAATCCGTGTCAGCACGTTAAACTCCCTTGCGGGAGTTTTGCCGTGCCCGAAAGGAATACAAACCCGTGGCGATGAGCTGCGGGTTTCCTGTTTCTGCGGGAGCCTTTTTTTTACATTCTCCCTCGTCTTGTTGTGTGGGGTTCCCGCAGATGCCATTGTTCGCTATCTGCCGCCATCCGGGATGCGGTTGCCGCATTGAGTACGGCGAGAAGTACTGCGAGAAGCACAAGGCAGACGCAGCCAGGCGCTATGAACCGCGCAAGCGCCTGACAGCGCACCAGCGCGGCTATACCAGCCGATGGCGCAGAGTCAGCCAGGAGTTTCTCAAAGCGCATCCGCTTTGCGCTGAGTGCGAACGGCATGGCAAGGTAACGCCTGCGACTTGCGTTGACCACATCAAGCCGCATCGCGGAGACTTTGGTTTATTCTGGGATCAGAGCAACTGGCAGCCATTGTGCGCAGCCTGTCACAGTCGCAAGACTGCATCGGAAGATGGCGGGTTTGGGAACAAAACTAAGTGAAAGCACCTAGGGCGGGGTTCCGTCAAAATCGAAACGGGTCGAGACCGCGCTCCTCCCTCTTTTCTTGCGCGTGCAGATCAAAAGCGAAAATTCATGCCGACACCAGCCGTACCTGACAACGTGAAGCGTCTGCGCGGGACAGCGCAGAGATGCCGCATCAGCCGCGCTGTCGGATCCGACTGGAAGCTTGTGCCTGACAAGCCGCCTGTCGGTTTGCCCGATGACGCAAAAGACGCTTGGGCGATTGCGATCCAGTCCGCGCCTGACGGCATGCTGACCGCGCTTGACGTGGCTACGTTTGAACGCTGGTGCCGCGCGTATGCGCTTTATCGCAGGTACACGGGCGCAGTTGAAAAGAACGGCGCGACCTATGTGACGGAAAGCGGACGGCAGGCGCCAACGGCAGAGTTCATTGTGATGCAGAGCCTTTCTGCGGAGCTGACAAAGCTGGAGAAAGAGCTGGGTTTCACTCCCTGCGCGCGCGCGAAAGTCAAGGTGCAGACGGAAGACGAAACCGAGGGCAACCCCTTTGCAGAAGCCTGATTACATCGCTATTGCAAACGGCTATGTGGACGCTGTTCTGAGCGGAAAGATTCCTGCTTGCAAGTGGGTGCGGCTTGCCTGTGAGCGTCAAAAGCGCGATCTGGAACAGGCTGCCGCCGGCACCTTCCCTTTCCGCTTTGACGAGAAAGCCGCCAGCCGTCCCTGCTGGTTCATTGAGAACCTGACCCATACCAAGGGCGAGCTTGCGGGGCGCAAGATCCACCTGGAGCCTTGGCAGGTGTTCATCCTGACCACCGTTTTTGGGTGGCTGACTGAGGCGGGCAATCGCAGGTTTCGGCGCTCATACATCGAGGTGCCGCGAGGCAACGGCAAGAGCTGCCTTTCTTCGGGCGTTGCTCTGTTCTGCCTTTGCGCCGATCATGAACCCGGCGCAGAAGTCTACTCGTTTGCGACTACGCGCGATCAGGCGGGCATTGTTTTTGGCGATGCCAAGCGCATGGCAGAACAGAACGCAGACCTGCGCAGCGCCTGCGGTGTTGCCGTGCTTGCTCATGCGCTTTATGTCGCGAAGACTGCCAGCACGATGCAAGCCAAGAGCGCAGACGGAAGCACGTTGGACGGCTTGAACACTCACCTTGCGGTTGTTGACGAATTGCATGCCCACAAGCGGCGTGACGTTTATGACGTTGTTGAAACGTCCCTGGGCAAGCGCCGCAACAGCCTGATGTGGGTGATCACGACAAGCGGCGTGAACCGCGCAGGCATCTGCTATGAGGTGCGCGGATTGGTCACCAAGGTGCTTCAAAATGTAGCCGTTGACGAAAGCCAGTTTGGCATTATTTACAGCCTGGATGACGGTGACGATTGGAAGACTGAGGCGGCGCTTGTCAAGGCTAATCCCAACTGGGGCGTCAGCGTGCGTCCTGAGGTTCTCAGGAGCCTGCAAGCAAAAGCCATTGCGGTGCCAAGCGCGGAAAACAACTTTAAAACCAAGCACTTGGATATTTGGTGCAATGCTGACTCAGGCTGGATGGACATGAAGGCTTGGGACAGGTGCGCTGACTCGTCCCTGAGTGCCGATGATTTTGAGGGACAGCCCTGTTTTATCGGGCTGGATTTGGCGAGCAAGATAGACATCGCTGCCAAGGTCAAAATCTTCCCGCGCGACATTGACGGCGAGACGCATTACTACATCTTTGGCGATTACTGGCTGCCGCGCTCAGCTGTTGAGAATGGCAGCAACAGTCAGTATTCCGGCTGGGAATACCAAGGGCTTTTGCACGTCACAGACGGCGCAACCACCGATTACGGGCAGATCAAGGAGAGCATCCTTGAGGATTGCAGGCGCTTTGATGTCGTGGAAGTGCCTTACGACCCATTTCAGGCGACACAGCTGAGCAACGAGCTGGGCGCCGAGGGCGTGCCGATGTTGGAAATGAGGCAGACGGTTGCAAACCTGTCTGAGCCGATGAAGACATTCCAGGCGCTTGCGCTTGAGGGCAGGATGCACCACAACGGCGATCCTGTTTTGACGTGGATGGTTTCCAACGTGGTTTGTCACGTTGACGCGAAGGAAAACATTTTCCCTCGCAAAGAGTTTCCTGAGTGCAAGATTGACGGCGTTGTTGCCGGCATCATGGCGCTCAATCGTGCGCTTGCAACATCTGACCAATCTGCAGATTTGAACGCTTTTCTTGAACTATGAACATCAAGACCTTTTTTGGCTTGCTGATCGGGCACGGCTGGGCATCCGGCGCAGTGAACGAGAGCGACGGCTATCAGCGTAATGCGCCAAGCATCCCGCTGGTGCGCGGCACTCGCCCGATTCCGAGCGATGCGGGGCTGCAGATTTCAAGCGTTTGGGCTTGCGTCAATCTGCTCTCTCAGACGATTGCAAGCCTGCCAATCGATGTGTTTGGCGTGGATTCTAGCGGCAACAAGCGCCTGCTCCGCGACCATAATCTTTGCCGGATCCTGCGCAGTCCCAACAGTGTCATGACGCCTCATGATTTTTGGGCGTGCATGAGCGTCAATCGGTTCCTGCGCGGCAACGGCTATGCGCGCATTGTGCGCAGCCGGGATGACAGCATCATTGCACTCATTCCGCTTGCATCTGAGCAGATGACAGTCGCGGTACTGGACGGCAAACCCGTTTATCAGTACCAGAAGGACGGCGGGATTGAGGCGATTGCAGAGCGGAACGTATTGCATTGGAAGGGTATTGGCAACGGCTTCCTAGGACTGAGCACGCTTGACTACATGCGTCCAACAGCTACAGAGCAAGCCAACGCCCAAACCAACGCGACCCAGCTTTATGGCAACGGCAACAGCCTGAGCGGTCTGCTGACTGTCGACCGCGATTTGAACACCAGGCAGATTGAGCAGCTGAAACAGCGATACAGCAACCTCACTCCCGTCCAAGGCGATGCGGGCGATTGGCTCAAGGTTCTGCCGGGCTATATGCGGTTTCAGCAGGTCAGCATGTCAGCCGCTGACAGCCAGCTGCTTGAAACGCGCCAATTTGGCATTGATGAGGTTTGCCGCTTCTTTGGCGTGCCCTCCCCGCTTGTCGGCGGGACTGCGGCAGGCTCAACGCTTGAACAGCTGACTGAGGCTTTTTACAGGCAGACGGTCGCGCCTGAATGCAGCGCGATTGAACAGGCACTGCAGCAGAAGCTTGTGCGGCTTGAGGAACGGGACAGCATTGAGGTGCGCTTCAGGCTCAATGCTCTGCAACGAGCCAACCCCGGCACGCGCTATGCATCCTATGCACAGGCATTGCAGAACGGGTTCCTCACGCGCAACGAGGTGCGCGCGCTGGAGGATCTGGAACCGCGCGAGGGCGCAGACCAACTGACAGCCCAGAGCAACCTTGTCCCGCTTGATCAGCTGGGGCAGAACCCCAGCCGCGAGGAAACCATGCTGGGTGACCCTGTGAGGCAATAAATGGACTATCTGAACAAACAAATTGAGCTGCAGGACGTTGAGCTGTCTGTGGACGGTCAGCCGGGAACGTTCCGAGGCTATGCCAGCAAATTCAACGGCATCGATTCTTACGGCGATACGATCCTGCCGGGCGCCTATGACAAGGTTGTTGCCGCCGGCGGCACGGTGCCTGTGTTTTTTAATCATGAATCGCTTGACCTGCCGATTGGCAAGTACACAAAGCTCTCTGCCAACTCTCAGGGGCTGTATGTCGAGGGCGTGCTTACCCTTGACATCCCGCGCGCAAGAGATGTCTACAACGCGCTCAAAGCCGGCACCGTCAGCGGTTTGTCGGTCGGCATCGGCATTGCTGAGGATGACTGGGAGCCGAACGCCGAAACGGGCGGCAAAACCATCAAGAACGTTTCCCTTTTGCGGGAAATCAGCATCTGCACGTTCCCTGCCGATGACCGCGCTCGCGTGAGCCTGGTCAAGAGCGAGGGCATTGAGCAGATCGAAACCATTAGAGACCTTGAGAAATTCCTGAGGGATTCAGGCTTTTCCAAGGCTCAAGCTCTGGCTTTCATTGCGAAAACCAGAGATGTTTTCATGTCTGAATCTTTGCGGGATGCAGAGAAGAAGAATGAACAGGCTTTCCTTCAGGCACTTTCGAGCCTGTCGGAAAAACTTTAATTCTGAAAGGAGCCAACCCCATGGAAATGGATAAGGCAATTGAGGCTGTCGAAAAGATTGACGGCAAGCTTGCAGAGATTCAGAAGACTGCCGAAGACGCCACCAAGGCTGTCGCTGATCTGACTGCAAAAAACGTTCTGCTTGAAAAGCAGATTTTTGAAATTCAGCAAAAGGAAGTCACCAAAATGGATGAATCCGCAAAAGTTGCATCTATCGGCGAGTATGTCGTGAAATCGGACGCCTACAAGGCACTCGCCTCCAAAGCCACCCGCACCGCCACCATCGTCACCAAAGCTAATGAGATCCTGATCGGTGACAAGGCGCCTGCTTATCGCGTGCCCGGCGTGGTTGAATCCAGCCGCATCCCGCTGCCGCTTGAAAGCATCATCCCGCACATTCCTGTTTCCGCTGGCTCTGTCGAGTTCCTGCGTGAAACCGGTTTCACCAACAACGCCGCTCCTGTCGCTGAAAACGGCGCCAAGCCGCAGTCTGTTGTTGCGACTGAGCTGGTGCAGCTGCCTGTGCAGGTCGTGGCTCATTTTGCGAAAGTTACCCGCCAGCTGGTTGATGACGCTCCGGCTCTCGCTGCGTTCATCAATGAAAGGATGGTGTATGGCGTTAATGCCAAGGTCGAGAATCAGCTGATCAGCGGCAACGGCACTGCTCCCAACCTCAGTGGTCTGATGGCTACCGGCAACTTTACCGCGCAGACTTTCACGCTCGCCCAGCTGGGTGGCGCTGGTGCCACGCTGCTTGACCTGATCCGCGCTTCCATCGCGCAGGTCGGAGCCAACGGTTACATGGCTGATGCAATCGTTCTGAATCCTTCAGACTGGGGGCTGATCCAGGGGCTTAAGGAACAGGGTGGCGCTTATCTGCTTGGCTCGCCCAATGCTTCTCTGGCTGATGTGCGCGTTTGGGGCGCCCGCGTGATCCCGACCGCCGCAATGCCGGCAGGCAAGTACCTGGTCGGCGATTTCGCCCGCGCCGCCACGATCTATGACCGTCTTGAGACCGTCATTGATGTGGCTGCGGAGAATGAAAACGATTTCATTTATAACCGCTACACGATCCGCGCTGAGCGCCGCCTGGCTCTCGCTGTTGAGCGTCCGGCTGCGCTGGTCGGCGGCAATCTTGCCGTTCCTGCGTCCTAACTTCCTCCTAGTGACCGAGCTTGCGGGCGGGGCTAAAAACCTCGCCCGCTCTTTTTATGAAAGTTGAATTTTTGGCAGATTACCTTACCGTTTTTGGCTTTCACAAAAAGGGCGAGGTTGTGGAAGTGCCTGAAAGCTATGCCGCCATCTTTATCGCTCAGGGCATCGCAAAGAAGCCCGGCGTTGCGAAGAAGGCGGCGGCGGCGATCAGGCGCAAGCCTGTGGCGAGGAAACAGTGATGGCATTTGATGTAACAACTGCATTGCCCGCCACCACGCTTGCTGAGGCAAAGGCGCACCTGAGACTGGACTACACAGCCGAGGATGCGCTGATTGAGGCGTACATCCTTGCCGCCACTCAGCGAGCTGAGCAGATCTGTGAGCGCGAGATTGTGAAGCGCGAGGATCCGCTTGCACTTGCTGATGATGTCAGCACGGTGCCAAGCGCTGTAAAAACGTGGGTGTGGCTCTATGTCACAGAGATGTTTGAGCGGCGCAGCATGAGCGCGGGCGGTGATGCCGACGGTTACGGCATGCGGCGGTACGACCATCTTCTTGACCCGTTCATGCTTTATGGAGATGAGGCATTTGTATGAATACCCCGGAATCCGGCGAGCTGAACAGGCGCGTTGCTTTCTACCGCGTCAATACCGTCAGCGCAGATGATTCAGACGCCACCAATGAACAAACCTTGATCTGCAAACGCTGGGCAAAAATTGAGCCGGTCGGCACCAGCGTTTTCGCGGACAGCGTCCAGGTGTCTGAAATCATCACGCATCGCATCTGGGTAAGGCAGGAGCCTGGGCTTACGCGTCCGCAGGATCTTGGGCACATGACCGAAGCCGAAAGCGAAGGCGTGCGGTACCTGGTCAAGCGGGCAATGGATCTGAACGGGCAGCACGTTTTCACGCTGCTTGAGGTCGAGCAGCTCATAGTCGGGGAAAACACATGGCACTGACGCTGGGCTTTTCAGCAGCGATGGAAAAGCCTTTCACCTTTCCTGACGTTGACAGAAAGGAGCTGCGGAAGCACCTGCGACCGCCTGCGGCAGGGCTTGCCAAAGCGGCAAAAAAGCTGGTTGGCACGCGAGGCGTCAGCAAGCCTGGCGATTTCCCTGGGCTTCAGACCGGCACGATGCAAAAGTCAATCACGCCGATTTTTTGGCGATCCGGCTGGGGCGTCACCATAGCGCCGAAAACCAAGAAAATCCTGAGCGCCAAAGAGGCGTATTACCCGGCGTTTGTTGTTTACGGGCATCGGGCGCCACGCACCAGGACGGCGCAGGACAACCGCAGGCATCGCGCCACAGCGGGCGTGAAAGTCGCAAAACCTCGCGCCAATTTCATGATTGCCGCTGTTGACGTTTTCGGCAAGAGCAGGATTCAGAAAGCGCTTGACGAAATGCTTGAGAACAGCATCAAACCGATTGGAGTGAAGTAAATGAAACTGGCGCCAATCATCAAGCTATTGCGCGCCAAATGCCCGTCTTTTGATAGACGGGTTTTTGGGCTCTACGGCTGGAGTCGTGTGGACGAAACAACCAACGCGCAGATGCCGTGCGCATACGTTCTGCCGGCATCGATCAAGGGCGGGGAAGTGGTTGCCAGCACGGCTTACCGTCAGGGCATCACCGACACGTTTGACATCGCCATTGCCGTCCATCTGTCACCAGATGACTGGCAGGGCAAAGCCGGGCACGATTACATCGAAGAACTCAAAACAGAGATCTTCCGCGCGATCCTCGGGCTGAAGCTTGACGCGGGAGTCATCCTGCGGTTTGAGTCGCAGGTTGTCTCGCTGAATGCGTCCAATCGCAACCGCCTTGTTGAATTGCTCACCTTTGCCTTTGACGATGACCTGGACGTTGATGACAGCGTGCAGGGTGCCGATTACGACTCTTTGCCGGACTTCTTACGGATGCACACTGACGTGGATCCTTATGGGGTGAAGCAGGTTATTAATCTTGAACCAACTGAGGGACAAAGCTAAAAATGGCTATCTCTTTTAACAACATCCCTGCGGGGATCCGCGTGCCGTTGTTTTACGCTGAGGTGGACAACAGCATGGCAAACACTGCTGTCACCTCGCTCAAGGTGCTTCTGCTTGGTCAGAAAACCGATAGCGGCAGCGCAACCGTCAACAAGCCTGTGCTGGTGACGTCTGCGAGCGCAGGCGTTGAGCTGTTCGGCGCAGGTTCCCAGCTCGCCATTCTTAACGCAGCCTATCGGCTTGGCGATAGCTTTGGCGAGGTTTGGGGCATTCCTGTCGCGGATCCCAGCGGCGCAAAAGCCACGGGTTCATTTGCGATCACTGGCACCGCAACGGGCGCAGGCACGGTCTATGCCTACATTGGCGCAACCCGTGTCGCGGTTGGCGTTGCTTCAGGCGATGCGGCGGCAACTGTTGCCACCAACCTGGCTGCGGCAATCAATGCAAACATTCTCCTGCCGGTCACTGCAGCCGCTTCCAACGGCACTGTGACCGTTGAGGCAAAGAACGCTGGCGCTTTCGGCACGGACATTGGGCTTGCAATCAACCGCCAGGGCTATGCAGCAGGTGAATCCCTGCCTGAGGGCATTAACATCGCTGTGACCGCCATGGCTGGCGGCTCCGGCGCTCCTGCGCTCGCTGATGCAATTGCCGCCATGGGGGATGATCAATACGATTTGATCGTGTGCCCGTGGAGTGACGCGACCAGCCTTGACGCGCTCAAGACTGAGATGAATGACGCGGCTGGCAGGTGGTCACCGATGCGCCAGCTCTATGGGCATGTGTTCAGCGCAATGCGCGGCAGTGTTTCCGCGCTGCAGGCTTTCGGCGCGACCCGCAATGACCAGCATTGCACCATCTTCGGCATTGAGCCGGCAACGCCCAGCCTCAGCATTGAGGTGCTTGGCGCGGCTGTCGCTCGCGCTTATACGAGCCTCTCCAACGACCCTGCCCGCCCGCTTCAGACGCTTGAATTGATCGGGCAGATGCCTGCTCCGGCTGGCTCTCGTTTCACGCTGACCGAGAAGCAGGTGCTGTTGACCAACGGCATTGCCACGCTCTACACGCAGGGCGGCTATCTCAGGATTGAGCGCGCCATTACTACGTATCAAAAGAACGCATATGGTGCGGCTGATAACAGCTACCTGGACGTTCAAACCCTGTTCACGCTGCAGTACATCCTGCGCGACCTTAAGGGGGTCATCACGTCCAAGTATGGGCGCCACAAGCTTGCGGACGATGGCACGCATTTCGGCGCTGGGCAGGCGATTGTGACGCCTCGCGTTATTCGCGGCGAACTGATTGCGCAATACCAGAAGCTTGAGGCGCTTGCGCTTGTTGAGAATTTGGATGCGTTCAAGGCTGCGCTGATCGTTGAGCGCGATGCCTCTGACCCCAACCGCATCAACGTGCTTCTGCCGCCTGACTTGGTGAACCAGCTGCGCATCTTTGCTGTGCTGGCACAGTTCCGGCTTCAGTATTGAGGAGTGAGTTATGGCAAAACTTAGCGGTACTTGCTATGTGACCGTTGACGGTCAGAGCCTGAGCCTTCAGGGCGCTCTCGCGGCGCCCATCAACAGCGTTGTCCGCGAGACTGTTTTGGGCAGTGCAGGCGTTGCCGGCTTCCGTGAGACGCCTGTGACGCCGCACATCAGCGGTGACTTTTTCATTGACGAAAACTTTCCTCTGCAGATGCTTCAGCAGGGCGAAAACATGACCATTGTTGCCGAGTTTGCAAACGGTCGGGTTTACGTCCTGAGCGGCGCATACCTGACTGAAGAGCAGGAATACAACGCGGATGATGGCACTGTGACGCTCCGCTTTGACGGCATGCATGGAGACTGGCAATGACGGCAACCGTCAAGCTAGGCAAGCCTATCAAGTTCGCGGGCGCGACCATCACTGAAATCACGTTCCGCGAACCGTGCTACCGCGACGTCAAGGCGCTTGGCGTTCCTGGTATGTCCGGCGATGAGGCTAAATCATTTGACGAGCTGATGCGCTACGTTGAAAGGTTGAGCGGGCTGGATCCCCAGGCGATTGAGCTGCTGAGTTTTCAGGACTCTCTCGCCTGTGTCCAGGCGATTGTGCCTTTTTTCGCTACTGCGGAAGCGACCTGAGAGACATGGAGGAATCATGCTTTAGAGCCGCGAGGTTCTGGGGCATGAATCCTTTTGATGTTTTGGAGCTTCCGCTTTCTGACGTGTGCATGCTTTTCAAGTACACAAGGAAAATAAACCGAGAGGAAAGACAGGCGTATGGCAGGAGATAAGTACAAGCTGCAGGTCAGCCTGTCGCTCAAGGATCGCATCAGCAAGCCGCTCAAGGACGTTCGCAACAAGATCAGCTCCTTTGATCGCTCGCTGAAAAATGTGGGGCAAGCCGCCGGCAATCTTGGCGGTTTCCTCGCCAAGCCGTTGGCTCTGCTCGCGGGCACAGGCTTGCTGAGCATCCGCAACGCTGTCAATACGTTCTCTGAGTTGGGTGACAGCATTGACAAGGCGGCGCAGCGTGCCGGTACCGGCGTTGTTGAAATCCAGAAATTGCAGTATGCGGCGGGGCTTGGAGGCTCGTCCGCAGAAGCGATGGAAGGAGCGCTAACAAAGCTTGGGCAGCAGATGAATCAGGCTGCGTCAGGCGGTGCCAAGGAATTTGGCGCCCTGCTCTCTCATCTTGGCATTTCTCTCAAGGACAGCAACGGGCGGGTACGCTCGTCTGCCGCTGTCATGAGGGAATTGGCTGAGGCGATGAAGAACAACGTTGACCCGGCAGCCAGGCTGCAGATTGCAACGTTGGCATTTGGCAAGGCGGGCAGCGGGATGATTCCCGTTTTGTCGGGCGGTGCGGCAGCTCTTGACGAGATGGGCGCCCGCGCTGAAAGGCTGGGGCTGATTCTCGACAAGGATACGGTGGCGAGAGCCGCAGCATTCAACGACCAGCTGAGCGAGCTGCGGCAGTTGACGCAGGTGACGTCCGCAAAGATTGGCGCGGCTCTTGCGCCCGCGCTTGAAAAGGTCATCCCGCAGCTTGAGCAGATCATCAACGACAACCGCGACCTGATTGCGCAATCGCTTGCGCAGGTGGTCGAGGGTATCGGCAACGCGATCCAGCAAATTGACTGGCAGGCGCTTTCACAAGGCATTAGTGACGGCGTGGCGTGGTTCCGCGATCTAGGAGAGACGCTGGGCGGCGTCAAGGGAATCATTGCGGCTGTGAGCGTTGTGCTGAAAACCATGCTGTTGTCCAAGCTGTGGACGCTTGGCGGCACGGTTCTCAAGGCGGTTGGCAGCCTGAAGATGCTGGGCACCGCGCTCAAGGTTTTTGCCTTGTCCAACCCGTTCACCGCGATCCTTGCCGCGCTCGCAACGATCATCGTCTATTGGGATGATATCAAGGCTCTTGTCCAGGTTGTTTGGGACAAAATCAAGGGACTGGGCGAGACGATTGCCAACAGCGCGCTTGGGCGGTTTGTCGGGCGCCTGTTCGGCGGCGGTGTTCCTCCCGGCACTGGCGGCGGTCGCTTTGACGGCAATGTGAACATCCAAGTTGGCGCGGAGCGAGGCACAACGGCGCAAGTGACCGGCGCAAGCGCAACGGGTGGAAATCTCACGGTTGATTACGCCTATTGAGGGGTTTAACAATGCCATTGGCTGATCAACTTTTCCCTGCCTCATTCAGAGGCGTGCCGTTTGACGTCAGGACGTCTGACATTGAAATCGGGCGCAGGACTCAGGCGTTTGAGTATCCTCAACGCGACAAGCCGTTTATTGAAGACTTGGGGCGCTCTGCGCGGCGCATCGAGCTTGAGGCTGTGATTGTCGGCGCGGACTTCATCCCGCGCATGAACAGGCTGATTGCCGCCATGGAGGCGCAAGGCGCCGGCACTCTCGTCCACCCGTTCCTGGGTGAGATGACGGTAACGCCTCAGTCAACCACCCGCGTCAGCTATGACACCAACGGCTTAGGCGTTGCGACGGCAACCCTCAGCTTCATTGAGTCGGGTGAGTATGAGTTTCCCGGCACCGTCACGGATGCCGCCAGCGCGATCCAGTCGGCTGCGGATTCAATCCAAAGCGCGGCTGGAGATGCTTTCCTGTCCGCTTTTGATATTGATGGCTTGAACGACTACGGCGTTGCCGCGATAGTGACGGGCGGGCAGGATTTTCTTGCCAACGCAAGCCTGCAAAACTTCCTGCAGTCTACAGGGCTGTCAGACGCGGCGGCAGAGCTGTCCGCAGACTTGTCCGCGCTTGTCTATGCAAGGGAGTCGCTTGTAAGCCGGGCAAGCAATCTCTTTAATCTTGGTGATCTGATTGGTATGGGTTTGGGTTGGTCGGGTATCGCCAATCAGCTCTCTCGCCTGGTGCAGTTGCAGTTTTGTCATCGCACGGCTTTCGCCTCCCCTTCCCTGCTCTCTGCCTCTGAGATTGACGGCGCGGCTGGTGCCGTGCAGTCGCTTTTCAGGCAGTCCATGGTCGCTGGCTTGGTTAATGCCGCCTCCATGGTCGGCACGGATGAGGACGCGATGCCAGGCAGTGCCGTGAAAGTCGCTGCATATGACGAGCTGATGCAGACTCTGGACGGCGTGCTGGATGCGATTGATGCGGAGGCAACAACCGCGACTGATGACGTTTTTGTTGCTCTTGGAAACGCGCGCAGTGCGGTTTGGGACGGCGTGAAAGCAAGGGCTGAAAGGCGTGCGCGTCTCATTGATTTCAAGCCGCCTGAGGTGATGCCTGCGCTTGTTGTGGCATATGACTACTATGCGGATGCAACGCGGGACGCTGAAATTGCAGAGCGCAACAACATCCGTCATCCGGGTTTTGTGCCCAGTGTCAACATCAAACTGCTGAGCGAGTGAAATGGACAACAGCAACCGCGTCACGCTTGTCTGCAACGGCTTGGAGTTCAGCGGCTGGCTCTCTGTCCGCATTGAGTCGAGCCTGCAGAGCCTGTGCCGCGCAGCACAGGTCAGCGCTACCCGGCAGGCGGGCGAGAATGATCTGACCGCCAGCATTAATGTCGGTGATGCCGCTACAGTGCGCATCGGCGATGATACGGTGATCACGGGTTGGATCACCTCAAAAAACACCGAATACAGCGCCACATCCGTCAGCGTGTCTGTGACGATCAAGAGCAAGACGATTGATCTGGAAGAATGCAGCATCCCCGTTGACAAACCGCACCAATGGGGCACGGCAGTCAAGCTGAACCAACTGGTTCAACAGCTCGCCGCGCTTTACGGGGTGAGCTGTGTATTCGCTCAGGACAACGGCAGCTGCACATTCCAACTGGACATGAACAGCACCGTTGGCGATGCGATTGTGAAGCTCCTGCGGGACAAAAGCCTGCTGGTGTCTGATGATGCCGAGGGCAGGCTTGTGATTGCCAAGGCGGGCGGCGCGGGACATGCCGCAAGCGGCTTGCAGACGGGGGTGAACGTACTGAGTTCAAGCCGCCAGCAGGACGCAGGGAACATCTTCCGCACCTATGCCGTGCTTGGGCAAAGCACAAACCCTGACAGCAATGTCAGCGGCGGCAACAGCTTGAAAGGCACCGCGACCAACACGGCAGTGCGCAACCGTACAAAGGTGTGGGTTGAGTCGGGCAACCGCACGCAGAAGGATCTGAACAGCCGCGCGCAAAATCTGATGTTCAATGCCATCGGCAACGCGGACAAGCTCAGCTATGAGGTTCAAGGTTGGCGTCAATCGGATGGCAGCCTGTGGCGCGTCAATCAGATGGTCAGGATTGACGATGAATATTTCAACGTGCATCAGGATCTGCTTGTTTCGCGCGTTTCCATGTCCATCGGATCCAGCGGCACAACGACTGAGCTGGATGCGATCGCGCCTGACGCTTTCCTTGTGACCGATTTGCCGGATGAGGAAAAAACGAAGGGCAAAACGTCCAAGGGCAAAAGCACTAAGTCAACCGATAAAGGCTACACATTCCTCGCTAAAAAGGATTCCGGAAAAATCAAATGACAGACATGCGCATCATGCATTTGATTACGCGCGGGATCCTGACCGCAAAGAACGCGGCAAGAAAACTGCGCACGATCCAGTGCGAATTGTTTGGCGGGGATGTCCGCGACAACGTTGAGGATTTTGAACCTTACGGGCTGACTTGCGAGCCGATGCCGGGCGCGGAGGTTCTCGCTGTCAGCATCGGCGGTGACCGCGAACACACCATCTGCATCTGTCACCCTGACAGACGTTATAGACCAACGGGACTGCAAGATGGCGAGGTTTGTCTTTATGACTGGAAGGGCAGAAAAATCTTTCTGAGCGCTTCAGGCATCCAGGTGGACGGTGTGAGCGATCCGATTACCGTGCGGACGTCCGCGAGCGTTGAGATTGACGCGCCAACCGTCCACTGCACCGGCAACCTCAACGTTGACGGCACGATTACTGCCAAGGGGACGATTAACGATTTGAGCGGCAACGGCGGCTCCAGCATGGACGCGATGCGCTCTGTGTTCAATACGCATACCCACAATCACGGCTCTCAGCCGGATCAAAAAATGTGAGGGTGAGCGATGCAGTTTTTTCTCAACGGCAGGGAGTCAACTCTGTCGGATTTCATTGACGATGATCTGCCAAGGGCTGTTATAAACAGCCTTTTTTGTTGGCGCAGGGCTGAGCCGTCTGATGTGCGTCCCGGCACAAGTCATGAGGGCTGGTGGGGCGATTCTTTCGCGGCTGAGACGGGTGACCGCTGGGGCAGTCGCTTGTGGCTGCTTGCTCGCGAGAAGCTGACGCCTGATGTTGTCAACCGCGCCAAGCAGTACGCGGAGGAAGCTCTGCAATGGCTCATTGATGACGGCATTGCGGCGAGCGTGCAGGTGGACGCGGAGGTTGCCGGCAATGACCGCTTAAACCTCGCTGTAACGATTTTCAAGCCTGCGGGGAATGTTGCCGCAAGCCTCAGATTTCAGGACATTTGGAGCGATTTGAATGGCGTTTGAAAGACCTACCCTGCCGCAAATCCTTGAGCGTGTCAGCGCGGACGTTGAAAGCAGGCTGAGCAAAGAGCAGATCCGGCGATCTAATGCACGCGTGTATGAGCGTGTCCTTGCGGGCGCTTCTCATGAAATTCACGGGCGCATTGACTGGCTGCAGAAACAGCTATTTTTCCAAACCGCAGAAGCCGAATTTTTGGACAGGTGGGCGTCTGTTTTTGGCGTCTATCGCAAGCCTGCCACAGCTGCGGCAGGCACTGTGCAGCTGAGCTTTGCCGCGGAGCCTGTTGACGTGCCTGAGGGCACCGTGCTTCAGGCAGATGCAGGCGCTCAGTACCAAACCATTGGCTCGCCAACGACCGCAGGGGTTGTCGAGGTTGAGGCGCTTCTGCCTGGCTCCGGCGGGAATCTTGAGGCGGGCGATGTGCTGAGCTTTGTTTCACCTGTTGCCGGCGTTGATTCGGCAGCAGAGTGCCTTGGCGTCAGCGGCGGCACGGATGCTGAAACAGACGAGGAACTGCGCACCCGATTGCTTGAGCGAGCGCGTGAGCGTCCGGCAGGCGGCGCAGCTCAGGATTATGTGGCATGGGCAAAAGAAATCGCGGGCGTAACGCGCGCCTGGGTAGCTCAGGGCACGCAGCCTGGCACCGTCATTGTCGATTTTGTCTGTGATGATTTGCCGGACATCATCCCGACAGCCGAAAAGGTCGCAGAAGTTCAGGCTTACATCGATACGGTGCGACCTGTTACAGCGATTGTGACTGTTGAGGCTCCTGCAACTCAGGCAGTAAACATCCGCATTTCAAGCCTGTTGCCGTCCACTACTGCAGTACGCGAAGCGGTTGAGAAAGCGCTTGCTGATTTGTTCATCGCCGAAGCTGAGCCTGGCGCCCTGATGTATCTGAGCCACATCCGCGCGGCAATCAGCAACGCATCCGGCGAGATTGATAGCACGGTTGTCTCTCCCGCAGCAGACATCCAGGCGCCAACAGGAACGTTGCTGACGCTGGGCACAATCACATGGAGCTGAGATGGTAAGCAGTGCCGAATATCTGCAGATGCTCAAGCGGCTCCTGCCGCCCGGCATCGCTTTCCCGCGCCAGGACGTCACGAGCGTCTGGGCGCTCCTGCTTGAGTGTTGGGCGATTGAGCTGAGCCGAATTGACAGCCGCCTGGATGCGCTTGTGCGCGAGGATGATCCGCGCGTTTCACTGGAGTGCTTCACTGACTGGCTTGAAGAATGGGGCGAGCCTGACCTGTGCGCAGGGTTGGTGACAGGACTCAATGACACCATTCTGCGGCAGTTGCTCCTTTTCAAAATCACGACCGTTGGCGGGCAAAGCAGGCAGTTTTTCGCGGACTTGGCTGCGCGGTTTGGCTACCGCATCCAAATTGATGAGCTGCAGACGCACACCGTCCAGTCGCAGGTTATGGATGCGCTTTGGAGCGAGCCGAAACCGTACTGGTGGCGCGTCAACATCCTCTCAGGCACCAGCGTTGAGGGTTCAACGGTTGGCGTGCATACGGTCATCGGCGGCGTCAATGAAGCATTGGCGTGGTGGGGTGACCAGCTGATTGAGTGTTTGATTGAGCGCTACAAGCCGGCGCACACAGAAGTCATTTACGGCTATTTCGATTTGAGGAACTGATGGACAGCGTTTATTTGAGCAATGCGGTGCAGACACCGCCGGAAGTGCCGCAGGATGTCGCGGCAGGCTATCCCACGGACGGATCCGCAACAGGCGGCATCAGCGCGACTGTACCCGGCGCCCAATGGTACAACGCGATCACGCAGGAGATTGTCAACGCGATCCGCGCGGCAAACATCACGCCAAGCCGCAACGATTTGACGCAGCTTGCGCGGGCGATCAGGCGCATTGCGACTGCGGCAAGTCCAACGGGTGCGGTTCAGTTTTTTGCGATGGCAGACGCGCCTGAGGGCTGGCTTGTCTGCGATGGCAGAGCGGTGAGCCGTGAGGAATATGCTGCGCTTTTCGCTGCGATAGGCGAGCTGTATGGCGCCGGGAACGGCAGCACAACTTTCAATCTGCCCAATTTGGTGGGTCGGTTCCTTGAAGGTTCAACCAGCAATGTCGGGCAGAGTGTTGCGGCAGGATTGCCGAATGTGTCCGGCAAATTCTGGGCGGCGCGCACAGGCAGAGGCGATCTGCCCGGCACCGTTGCAAATGGCGCTTTTTCCGAAGCTGGGCGCTGGAGCGCTCAGGTTCACAACGGCGCAAATGATGACTGGGGCAGCGTCTACGAATTGAGCGCCTCCCGATCCAGCGCAATTTACGGAAGAAGCAGCACAGTCCAACCGCCTGCCGTTCGGCTTCTCCCTTGCATCAAGGCATAACTCAATTTGTCTCCTGATTAGCCGCCCGTTTGGGCGGCATTTTTTTTAGGCAGATTACATGAAGCAAGTCTACTATTCAGACGTCTCTGACACCGCGCCGACCCTGCCGGCTACGGCAACAGAAGGCTTTCCGCAGGACGGCACTGTTTCCGGCAACGCCCAGGCAACGACCCCGGGCGCCTATTGGTTCTATCAAGTCAGTTCTGAGCTGGAGAACGCCATCAGGGCGGGCGGCTTGACGCCTGACGCGGCGAAGGTGAACCAGCTGGCGCAAATCATCAGCACGCTTGGCACGCAGGCAAATGCCGTCAGCTATCTTGAGCAGAGCCTGACTGACGCGCAGAAGGCGCAGGCGCGCGCAAACATCGGCGCCACAGCTGCCTCTGATGTCGTGCTGACCAGCGGCGCTCAAACAGTTGCCGGAATAAAAACGTGGGCTAATGAAATCCGCACCGCGATGAACGGCAGCGCCTCACATATTCGCCTGCAGAACACCCTGGCAGTCAAGGGAGAACTGCCTGCAACGCAGATGAACTGGTACCTGCCCTTTGACGGCAGTGTGATCGGGCAGCACTATGGCGCCATCGAGGCAATCACGCGCACGAACGGCGAGAACGTCATGCGGATGTACTGCTTTAAGAATGAGCAGGGGAACGCCAACAGCATCGCACTGGGACTGATCTATCCGTATGAGGCTGCTCCATATGCCACCGCGCCGACAACGCCTGTCAACAGCAGAAGTACCGAAATCGTCACGGCAAACCGTCTGCTTGCACAGGGCTATGCCACAGGGCGACTTGCAAGCCTCGCCAACGCGGGCAGTTATTTGACAGATCTGCCCGGCTACCTTGACGGTGGTGGGTGGTCGAGTGCTATCCAGGGGATGGCATATGACAGATATGCAAATATCCTCTATACAATTTGCAACTATGGCGGGCAGTCCACCTTTATCTGCGCGTTCAACTGGGCAACAAAAGCGCTCATCGGAACAAATTACACTGCCGCGAGCGGGCACAATGCGTTTTATTCCGGCTGGGCGCATCAATCACTCGCAGTTTACCGACCGTCTGCGAGCGATCCTGCCGGCTATTTCTTCGCGGGTGCGAACACCTACACCGCCGCAGACAGGCAGGACACCAGCCGCACTTTTACGCTGAATTTCAACCGCTGGAACTATGCCAGCCCGGCGACATTCACAACGGAGCGCAGCTGGCAGCTGTTCAATCCGTCCACCTATGACGTGACAGGCGGCGGGATGAATGTCGCTCTGAGCGAGGACGGCTCGCAGCTGATTGCGAAAGCCAAGCTGATCAGCTCCGGCGTGTGGCATTTCAAAATTTGGGATGTTGCCGACATCCTCGCGGCAACGGACGGATCTAACGTCCAGAGCCTCGCAAAGCAAACTGTTGCAAGTCCGTGGGGCACGGCAAACATCGCCGGGCAAGCGACCGCTTTCGATACAACGCACATCTACTGCATGTATTCGAATGCCGGCGCGGCGGCGCATCAAATCCGCATCATTGACCGATTCACCGGCAATGGCGTTGAGGCTCGCCCGGGATCTTATGAGGGTTTCGAGCTTTACGGCGAAAGCACGACATACGCAGAGGCGGAATGTCTTGCTTTTGTCAATGTGGACGGCGGCATGCACCTTCTGATGGGCATGCAGTGCATCGGCACTGGAGACTCCCAGCCGAGAACAATCCGCGTCTACGACATGCAGGCAGGCTCCGGCTCCATTGACAGCGGCAAGCCTGCGCATGATGGATTGGTTGCAATCAATGGCAGCTACATCGGCAATGAACACAGTACAAACGGACGCACTACGCACGTTTTGCGGAGCAACCGTGATGTAGTAGGCAAATCCTGCGCGTATATCTATCGGTTCCGGAACAATGCCACCCAAGGCGCCGCGCAAAACAGTTTGCTGGGGATCGATCTGTTGGAAAACGGTATCAGGCACCGTGGACCGATGGTTAATGCGAACTTTACAAACGGCTCGCTGAGCGGCTTCTCATTTGCCTCAGCGCCATCAAACCCGTGCGACCTTGGGGCATCAAGCTCGGCATGGCGAAATACGTATCTGAGCGCCAGCCCAGTCATCGTGTCCGACGAACGGCTGAAGCAGGATATTGACGCATTTGCGGACGATGTGCTTGACGCCTGGGCAGAGGTTGACTGGTGCAGCTTCAGAATGCGCGAGGCGGTGGCAAAGAAAGGCGCGGCGGCTCGCATCCACGCCGGGCTGATCGCGCAGCGCATCAAAGCCGCTTTTGAAAAGCACGGGCTTGACGCCTTCCGCTACGGTCTGCTCTGTCATGACGCCTGGGGCAATGATGAAGCGACTGGCGCAAAAGCGGGAGACCGCTACAGCGTGCGCTATGAGGAAGCGCTTGCGGTTGAGGCAGCGTACCAGCGCCGCCGCGCAGACCGGCTTGAGGCTCGCATTGCCGCGATTGAGGAGAAATTGAATGGCTAACATCTACGACATTGTTGTGGATCAGGGCAGTGACAAGCAGTTGCCGCTGACATTCAAGGATTCCGAGGGCAACCTGCTTGACTTGAACGGTTACACAGCCGCGATGCAGGTGCGGAAAACCGTGGAGGCAGCAGAGGCGGCAGATGAGCTGACCACAGAAAACGAGCGCATCAAGGTTGATGCGAGCGCGGGAACGGTCACGCTGCTGTTTCCGCACGCGGTCACGTCCGCGATGGCGGCAGGGCGCTACGTCTACGATCTGGAATTGATCACCGAGGACACCGTGACGAGAGTCATGGAGGGCGCTTTCATCCTGAGGCGGGAGGTTACCCGTGTCTGATCCCTATTTGACCGTTGCCGCTACAGCGCCGCCGGCGGTCATTGAGGTTGGCGGGCAGGCTTACACCATCGTGCTTGAAACCGACACGCCCGTAATTGAAACCGTCATCCCAGCTGTCAAGATTGTAGAAATTGCGACCGCAGGGATCCAGGGCGCCAAGGGTGACAAGGGCGAAGACGGCGCCATTGTTATCAAGCGAATCACAAAAACTGACATAGACAATCTTTTTGCTTAGGACTCATCCCCATGGCAACTGCTTTTCTTGATCTCACCGGACTCGGCGAATACCACTCTAAACTGAAGGCAATCGCTGTCGGCTCCATCACCATCTCCGGCAAGACCGTGACTGTCAAAGCCCTTGACGGAACCACGCTGGGCACAGCGACCACAAAAGATACTACCTACAACAATGCAACGCAGTCCACAGCCGGGCTGATGTCCAAAACAGATAAGGTCAAACTTGACGGTATCGCAGAGGGCGCGACACTTGTTGCGCAGTCAGCGACAAACGGGCATGTCAGCATCAACGGCACCAGCACCAAAGTCTACACGCATCCCACGTATACAGCGCACGATGGCGCTTTGTACAAGGTTACTGTTGACGGCACCGGGCATGTCAGTGTTGCCACGGCGGTGACCAAGAGCGACATCACCGCTCTGGGCATTCCTGCGTCAGATACGACCTATGACGTGGCAACGCAGTCTGCTGATGGCTTGATGAGTGCCGCAGACAAAACCACACTGGACAACTTGGTTGCCGGCGGCGGCGAGCCTAATGTGATTGAGACAGTCAAGATTAAGACCGCCTCCGGCACCAGCACGCTGCCTGTCGCAGCCAAGGCGGTCACCGTTGACCTGAGCGGCTATGCGATCGCGGCTGACGTTGCCAGCGCGGTCAAGTGGAAGGGACAGGTACAGAAATACAGCGATCTGCCGACAAACGCCAGCACTGGCGATATGTACAACGTTCTCGCGGCTGATGCTTCTGTGCCTCTTAATGCCGGGGATAACGTCGTGTGGAATGGAAGCAGCTGGGACGTGCTTGCCGGGCTTGTTGAGATTGCGAGCATTACGACCGCAGAGATTGATGCCCTGTTTGCATGATGCATGAGGTGGTCGCATGGCATATCTTGATTCTTCCGGCTTGGCGCATTTCCTGGCAAAACTGAAAAGCTCTTTTTTGCCGACAAGCGGCGGCACCATGAGCGGCGTCATCACTCGAAACGGGATGCTTGCGCAGTCAGGGAATGCCTCTGGATCCATCTCCATCCAAAACGGCACGGCAGCCTCCGGCGGCGGCGGTATTTGGCTATATGGCGCATCCAATGCCAATGCCGGCAAGGTGCGGCTTCAGGCGTACAGCGCGACAAGCAAAAAATACTGTGCGCTTGATGCCAACGGCGATGGCACCCTGACCTGGTGCAGTGATCCAGTTCTTACCGCAGACTTCGCGCTTGAGGATATTGAGCTAACAATCCCTGAAACCAGCGTGTCCATCACGGTGCTCCGCGCGCGCAGATATGGTCGTGTCATTGAGGTCATGACTGAGTTCAAGATAGTGTCTGCATTGTCCGACTGGACAACAATTGCATCCGGATTGCCTGCGCCTCCTTACAACATTCTAGGTGTCGGGGAACACTGGAACACATCATTTAAGCGCGGCGTCAGATGCCAAATCTCCGCAGCTGGAAATCTCAAATTGAGATATGGCGCCGCAGACACAACTTACGACTGGCATTGCATTTATTTGGCGGCATAAAAATGAGAGAGGTTGCTCAATTGACGCTGGCTGATTTCACTAGCCCTCTGCTGTGGATCGGCGGCATCATCGGGACAGCTGCCAGCTTTCTGTTTGGCGATATTACCGAGGCGATTTATTGGCTGCTGATCATGGCTGGCATTGACTGGCTCCTGGGCAACGTTGTCGCGATCAAATCGCATGACTGGAGCAGTGACGCAGGTTGGAAAGGACTCACAAAGAAGTTTCTCATGCTCATGATTGTGGGCTTGTGTCACGGTCTGGACACCATGAGCGCTTTCCCTGCCATCAGCTGCCGCGACATTTGCGCTTTTGCCTACGGGCTGAATGAATTGGGCAGCATATTCGAAAACCTTGAGCTTTTGGGCTATGGCAACGCGATCCCGGCGCCAATACGCACCGCTTTGGCTGTGCTGAAAGCCAAGCAAGCAAAGACTTTGGAGGCATTGAAAAACGATGGCAACAAAGAAGAAAGTGCATGACTGGCAGCCAGGCGAGGCGGTTTATTTTGTCTCGCAAAATGAAGGGTTGCGATTGACCGCGTACAAGCCAACACCCGCGGACAGGTGGACTATTGGATATGGCAATACCTTTATTTACGGGTTGCCTGTCAAGCAGGGTCAAAGGATCACCAAGGCGCAGGCGCTTGACCTGCTGCAGGAAACTCTCGCGGGCTTCTCTCAAGTTCTCGGGCGCCTGGTCACGGTGCCTGTGACCCGCGGGCAATATGTCGCGTTGCTGGATTTCATTTATAACGTTGGCGCTTCAGCCTTTGCCAATTCCACTTTGCTCAAGCAGCTCAACGCAGGACATGAGGAACTGGCTGCCAACTGTTTTGCGCAGTGGATTTATCAGAGGACATGGGACAAGGAGCAGGGGAAGTTTGTGATGAAAGTCCTGCCCGGGTTGGTCGTAAGACGCAGGAAAGAGCGCAATGAGTTTTTGAGCGAGCAATAAAAAACCCGCGCACCGGAAAGAGACGCGGGTCGGTTTCGTTGTTGTTGAGAGCAAACAAGAGAACCTGACTGAGATTATAACGATGCTCATCAACAAGTCAATACTGATAACCGCTGTTATCGCATTTTTTTTAGGCGCCGCGACCGCCGGCAAGATTGTCGGCGATGCCAAGGACAAACATGCTGCACAACTTGCGGCAGAACAACAGGCGCAGCAGGTCGCATTTAAGGATGAGGTTAGGAAAATTGAACGGGAAAGCGCCGGCAGACTGGCTCAGGCTCTTGCTGAACGCGACAAGGCTCTTGCCGTGGCTTCTGCTGATCACGCTAGGGTTGACCAGCTGCGCAAGCAAGCCGACCAGCTCAGCGCCAAGCTTGCAAGACTGTCCGCAGCTCCCGCAGATCCCGGCAACCCTGACGCAATCAGAGCAGCCAAATGTGAGCGATTACTTGCAGAAGCTACAGGCTTACTCGCAGAAGGTGCGGGACTGGCTGCAGAAGGTGGACAGCTCTCTGCCCGATTGAGCGCGGACAAGGATGCGATTGCAAAAATAATTAATGCCCGGCAAAAATAATTTTTGTCGGGCGTTTTTTAATTTTTGCCAGGTTTCTGCGGTGCTTCCGCGATCATCTTCCGCACCGCTTTCGAGCCGCCAAGAGCGAGGAATTTGGCTTTTTCCTCAGGCGTCAGCCTGATTTGAACCTTGACGCTCTTGGCTTTCCCTTCTTCCATCTTTGGGCGTGCCATCATGCCTCCCTGTGTGCCAGATGAAGCCAGTTTTTACGCAGAGACTTTGGTACCTGATAGCCGTCTGCCTCAGCCTCTGACGGGGCGCCGTAGCAATCATTAAAGTCATTCTCGCCGCCAAGGTGTTCACCGTCCAGCGTGTATCCATTCTCGTCAAAGCAGTAGGTTTCCTGCTTCCCGTCTTCCGTGCAATACAGCACATCAATGTATTTCAGAGACGGATCCCAGCGCCATCCCAGCATCCTGTGGTCATCCGAATCCATGACATAGGCTGCGCGAAAGGCTTCATCAAAGCTCCTTTCCCAATCGTTCATGTATTCCTGGGCGGCGTCTTCTGCCAGCTTTTCAACGTCAGCCAGCTCGCATCCCCGCAGGTTCACGCGATCTGCATCATAGTGCAGGGAACCGGGCACCCATTCCCCATTTTTAAGACTGAAATCAACCTGAAAACTTGTGCCAAACGTCTCAACCTCAACCTCAATGTAGGTGCCATTTTCCGTATAAATTTCTTGTGCGCTGTGGTAAGCGGCTTCTGATTCCTCGTTGTAAATGTCTTCCGGCAGGGCTTCAATCAGGTCACCGTTTTCAATCGCCTCATCAACCAGTTTGCGGGCTTCTTCTTCTGTTTCAGCCGGTGAGTTCTGCAGCATATCCTTGACGATTTCATCATAGGTGCGGGCGTCTTCGAAACCTGAAACATTGATGTCAACGTAGTACTTCATTTGTTTGCTCTCTCTGTTGTGGTCGGGCGTTGTGTCCTTCCTCGATGATTATTGTACGTACAATAATTAAAAAAGCAAGAGCAAAAATATAGGGCTTTCCCCTACTGCAAATTTACTGCAAGACACTCTGGAAACCGCATAGAAACGGGAAAGCTGTAGCTCGAGCAGGGTCTGGAGTTTCGATGAGCAGGAATGAGCCTACATTGATTTTTCTTAATTTTTCGCCTTTTCTATGGTGGTATTATTGAGCCTGAATACCGATTTTTGAGCGGGAAATACTGCACATTTACTGCGATGTTACTGCAGGAATACTGCAAAGCTACATCTGAGAAATTTGTAGCTGCAGTCGAGAGAGCAAACAATGGCAACGATTCTGAAGCGGGGCAACCGCTGGCAGGCACAGGTGTCTGTCAGTGGGCAGAGACGGGCAAAAACTTTCAACTTGCGCTCTGAAGCGATGGCGTGGGCGAGGCGGCAGGAGCTGGAGCCGTACCAATTGGTGACCGCCGAGGGCAAGATGTCGCTTGTGGAGCTGCTCAGGCTTCTCCAGAATGAGCGAGGATCACAGACGCGCCTCTCGTACCTGGACAAGCACAGGCTTGGCTCAATGCGCATCTGCGACATCCAGGCAAACGACATCGCAGACTTCCTGCTGTGGCGCGAGCGTGTCCCGCAACGCATCGGCAGGTGTCCAACAGACATCAGTCTTGAACACATCAGGCGCGGCATCTCGGGCGCCTTGAGCGTGGCTGTCCAGCGCGGCTGGATTGGTCGCAACCCTGTAAGGCAAATGGATCGGACAACAACGCCGCATCATTTCCGCGAGCGCGTGCCAACTGAATCCGAATATCAGCGCTTGTGCCAAGCAGCATATTGGGACGGAGAAAGCTACCCCTTGACGCTTGGGCAGAAAACCATTGCCGCCTTTCGCTTCAGCATGCTTACGGGCATGCGGGCGGGTGAGATTTGCGCCATTGAGCCGTCCTGGCTGATCGGGCGGGTGCTGCATCTGCCGGCAGAGGCAACAAAAACCAAAACGGCAAGGTGCGTTGCTTTGTCATCTGAGGCGATGGCGTTGCTTCAGTTAATGATGAGCGCTGAGCTGACGCCAGTGTGGGGACTGAGCAACACACAGAGAAATACGGCATTTTGCCGCCTGCGGGACATGTGCGGGCTTGGCGATGTTCGGGACAGCGCAGGCAGGCTGATCCAGTCCGCTCTGCACTTCCATGATGCTCGCGCTTTCTTTTGCACCTGGGCGGCATCAACTGGCGAAGACGGCAAGCCGCGCCTTGAGCCTTTTGAACTGGCGCGGCAGCTGGGGCATCAGTCACTCACGATGACAATGCGCTATTACAGGCTGACGCCTGAAGAAATCGCAAAGAAATTGGGATGAAATCATAAAAAATCATTTTCGTGGCGTCACGAAAATGGTCTAAAAGGAGGAAATCCATTAGTCCTTTATCTTGTCATACACCAAGCCGCTTTCAACTTTATACCCGCTTTCCATCAGGATGATTGTTGCATCTGAAATGTGAACCATAAAATAGTTTGAAACATCGAGAATCTGTACAGTTGCATTGTTTTTAAACAGAGCAGTCATATATCCATTTTGAACTGCCTGCCTAAATTTTTCATTTTGCTTTTTCTGCCATCTTGAGCTGAAAAACTCAGGCACAAACATTGCAACTAGAAATAGCGCAAGCGAAATAAGCAAAATGCAAAAAATCTCGTTCATTTTGGGGGTTCCGGGACTTCCATCCAGTATTTAGCGACTGGCGCATCAATTCCATCGAGAAAGTCGAGCGTGTAATAGTCGAAAAATTTTTCAACATCGTGCCGATACATTGCCAAATAGACCTTCTCTTGTGTCCAAACAAAATACATCAGATTGCGGTGTATTTTCGGCTTTTCCTCAGGGAATTTGTTCCACAAAAACGAGGGAGGAACCTGCCAATACCCTAGAGAATTCCACGCTTTTGTTATTGTTGGATCCCACAATGTTTGCCCCATTTTTTTCTCCTAGGTCGATTATGTTTTTTTTCCAAACCATAAGGGTTCAATTGCTTCCCGCGGGACAAGTTCCTGCGCGTGTTCTCTCACATTTTTGACCCATTCAAGCGCATGGGTTAAATTGCTTTTGTATTCATCGTATTGCAGTGGAAATTCTTGCCCATTCTCGGCACACCAATCAACCATTTGCTCAAACCAGTCAATTACCAAACTCAGTTCACACGCGGCATATCCGCAGCTGTGATAAATGCTTTCCCAGTCAGGAAAGTTTTTTATATTCATTCCTGCTCTCCTTTCCAAACTTCGGGCAATTCTCTCCAACCAAAAATGCTTGAATTCCAATCTACGAATTTTTTAAATTGAAATGTAGTTACTGTCGGTACAATGGAACCGTCTTGGCACTTCCAAACGCACAAATATTTGCCGTCTTTTTGCGGCTTTTCATTGGGATATGGATGCCAACCATCGGCAAGCTCTTGGGCTGGTTCGACTGGAAGATGATTACTGGCAAAATTGGAGCCAGCAAAAGACAAGTCAACCCGCAACTCCGTATCGGCAAGATTTGAATAAAAAATTTCAACATCAAAAAGTTCTTTGACTAATTCTCGCTTCTTCGGATCTTTAACTCTGTATTTCATTTTCCGTCCTTGCCTTTGGTATTTACGGCGCGGTTTTTTGCTCTTTGGCATCTGGAATCAGGGGAACAAGTTTAGTGAGCATCGCCAGCATCTCAAGCGCTCCATCTTTGTTCATGTCAATCCTTTCGATTTCCTGCCGACTTGAATGATTGATGAAGTGCAGCGTAATGCCATCCTTTTTGATCCTGTACTCAATATCAACGTGTTGCATGGCGCTTTGTCTCCAAGTACTCAATAATCTCGTCTAAGTACCACCGCTTTGACTTGTCCCCTAGCACCACAGCTTGGGGGAATTCCTTTTCTGCCATCATCTTTGTCAGCAGGGACGAGTTGCCGCCAAGCTTCAGGAATTCCTCCAGCTCCTTACGCGTCACAAGCTTCTTGTCCATCATGCAATCCTCAGAACAGGCTCACCATCAATCAGTCGGGCGCCCATGATGCGCTCGCCTGCCTTGAGCGCTTCCTTGAGCTTGACCAGATCAGCCTTGGGCGCCTGAGGCTTGAGAAAAGCCTCGCTCACAAGATTGATGTCATACACCTCGACTTTTTGCATTGGCTTGCCGATGGACACGCGGCAGAACGGGCTTTCAGCCTTTTGCAAGCCAGTCCTGATCATCGTTTCCCGCGCATAGTGCTTGAGCCAGTCCGCGCGATTGCGCAGCGCCTTTTCCCGCGTCTGCATCGATGCGTAGGCGGCTTTGATCGCGTCAGCTTCTGCCACCAGCTCCTTGCTGTAAGCAGCCACAGAGCAGAGCTTTTCCTTCAGATCGCCCTGCACAGTTTCAAGCGCGGTCATAGCTTGCTCATCAAGGATCTCGCCTGTTTCCGCGTCAACTGGCAGCTTGTCCAGTGCCTCGCGGTACTTTGTTTCCAACTCATACAGTTTCATTTGATTTCCTCTTAATTAGGACGCGGAGCAGGATGATCGCCTGCCTATACCAATACTTGCGGATGCAGGCAACAATCTCAGCCAGCTCCGGGCGTCCCATTTCGTTCAGATCACGCTCAAAATCCAACGCCAGCCCATACCATTTGCGTTTCAAAGGACGTAACGCTGGCGCCTGGTGCTTGTCGATCCATTGCAGGTACCAGAGCGCCTTTTGCAAATCCTCAACCTCTTTGCCCTTGAACGGGCTGCGAAGCAGGTACTTGAAAACATTGCCCTCGCAAAAGCTCAGCAGTGAGGTGAGGCTGATCACCTCATGGCTGTACTGCTGATAATGGCTGGGATGGTTCACGGCATCGGTCATGCCGGCGCTCCCAAGTCGCGCTCAATGCTTTTTGCCTCCAGCGCGGCAAGGCGCTTCTTCATGTCATCCAGTTCGGTCTGCTGCTTCTGGATCAGAAGCGCCTGCCGTTGGATCACGGCAGACGAGTTCCTGCTGACGTTCTTGAGTTCGTCCAGCTTCTTGTCAATGAACTTTTTGACATCAAGGATGACATCAGAACCAATGCAACCGCAGCCATATTCGTCTGTAACCTTGAACAAGAAAACCGCCAGCGTTGTCTTCAAATTCTTGCGGTCATATGCCCAAACCGCTTTTTGTTGTGAAATGCTGAGATACAGCCCGGTCGCTTCTTCACCAAGGATGTCCCGGACATAAATCCGCGCAGGGGCAGCCTTGTTTGTCCAAACCTCAAGCACCTTGTCGCGCAGCTTCTTGTCTCTTTCCGGCTCTGTCATGGCGTCACCTTTCAAAATGGAATGTCATCGCCAAAGGAGCTGGAGCTGTCAGCAGGTGCCTGACGCTCAGGGCTTTCAAACTGCTCAACTGCGGGGTTGGATCTAGTTCCGGTCACGCGATCCTTTGTAGAGGCAATTAGCTTGTCCAGCATCTTTGCCTCAGCCTTTTCAAGCAGCTCCTTGGCGGTCTGGCGGCTCACGGGGTCAAAAGGCGTTGCGATCTGCAGGCTGTCCTGGAACTTCTCGCGTGACAAGTCGGTGACTTTCTGAAGCAACAGACCGACTGGCTTGCCAAGCATGTCCTTGAAGCGCTCCACCTTCTGCTTCTGCCCGAAGAGGTACACCTGATCAGGCTGCGTGGTCGTGGAGCGCATATGGCAGCACGCCATCAAGGCATGGAAAATGTTGATGCCGAAAGCGTCAGAACCGTCACGCTTCAGGATGCACATGTCCAGTGACGCACGGCGTTCATCGTCCGCGATGAATTCGATGCGCACCATCGTTGCGCCGCCTTTGGTTTGGTACTGGAAAGCATCGTAAATCTTGCCAACGTAGGCTCCAGTTTCTGTGATGCGGGGCGCGGTTCCCACGCGGGTTGCCGCGTTGATGTCGAGGTCATATCTCATTGGATTGCTCCTGGTTGATGCCGTAATAGGCGCATATCGCGGCGTCCACTGCGGCAAGGTCGTTTTCAATGAGCGCCGCTTCAAACATGCCCATCGGGCTTTTGACCGTGTCGGTGCCATTGTTTTGCGTTGAAAAATAGAAGTGTCCCGAGTCAACAACTGTGCGCAGGACGGTTGTAAAAAGTCCCTCGACAACTATCTTGTCATCAAGCAGCTTGCCCAGCGTCTTGATGCGGGTGTTGCCAAAGTCATCGGTGTGGCTATGCGCCAGTACATAGCAGCGCTTGTTGCCGGCAAGGTTTGAGGCTTTTTTGGCGATGTCATAGCCCGCACCGCCAATGGCAGTGAATTTCTCAAAGCCTTTTTCGTTGCGCCTAGCCATGTACGCATCAGAAAGGATGTACTGCCAATCATCGACAATGATGATTTCCTGAGGCGCAATGTCCATCGCGTGAATGATCGCCTGCGGGTTTGAAGTGACCAAAATGTTGCCGGCACCAGCCGCCACCGCTTTCCAGTCGGCAGGGATTTCTTTCCAGCCTTTAGGACGGAACGGCAAAGGCTTGCGCATTGGCTGGATCAAAAAGGTTTTTGCCGGATCGAGGTTGCGCAGGCTGGCTGTTTTGCCGGTGCCGCTTTCTCCCATAATGAGCGTACCGTACGACATCAGAAAGGCTCCTCATTCAAGCGTTCCGAGACATTCCGCAGGTTGAGCAGCACGTTTCGGAACAGATTGCCCTCAGGCGAATTGCCGGCAATCTTCACCAGCGCGTCAACAGACTCCATCAGCTCGTCCAGGAGCCGAAGAGAGCCAACGCCAGTGCCGTTGTCGTATGTGTCCTCAAGTTGCAACATCAGCGCCTCGCGCCTGATGGCAATGGCGCACGACACAATCGGGCGGGTGTGATAGCCAAGGCTGTAAGGGCGGGCAAGCTGGGCGATTTCTTCAGCCAGTGCCATCAATTCGGGATCAATCAAAATGCAGCTCCTCTTGTCGTTGCGCCTGTTGTCTCGTGCCGGCAATCTTTTCTTTTGCCGCTTTGATCGCATTGAAAAGGCTGGCGAGTTCTTCGGAGATGTTTGCCGTGTCGGGATATTTGGCGAGTTCCTCAGACACATCCTGCAAATAGCTGGCGGCATGCTGCATGTCGCACTCCGCAATTTCCATGTGATAGATTGCGCGGCGCCTTTCGGTCAGCCTTATCTTTTTCCCGTTCATTTTTCTCAGTCCATGAAGATGAGCCAATCAGGCGTAAGGACGGCAATGAAGGTGATGACGCAGGCGAAGATGGTCGCGAGCGCGATGTCTTGGGCAATTGTGCGGTTCGGGTTCATGTTTGCTCTCAGTGGTTATGGTTTATTACCTTGCGGTAGTTTCATACTACCACTGGGAGGCTTGATAATCAAGGGAGTGGCAACAAAAAGCTCACTCCCGCTAAATAATCAAAGGCTGATCTGTGTCAGATTTTGTGAACGTTGAAAGCCAGCACTACCCTGCCGACAACAGTGATGCCGTCCTGCTCTGCCAGTTCCATCGGCGAATAGCGGCTATTGTCGCTGATGAGCAGAATGTGTCCGTTTGGGTGCTTCTGAACGCGTTTTAAATACACGCTTTCACCGTAGCAGAGGCTGTAAACGGCATCAGCTTTGATTTCACACTGCCCTGAATCAACCACAACAAAATCGCCATCGCAAATGGTTGGCTCCATGCTGTCCCCGGTTGCGACAATGATGTGCAGGTTTGTCAGAGACGAGAAGCTGGACGCCTTGCGCTTGAACCAGTCCCGCGCCACCTTGATCATCTGCACAACTTTCATCTCCTTGCTGACAACCATATTGCCGCAGCCGGCAAATTGGTCGAGCAACGGGATTGTCAAATATTCACCATCGTCAATTGAAGCAGCCGCAAGCGGCGCATCCTCGCCGAAAAGGATCCAGCCAGGCGGGACATTGAAATAGGCTGCCATTGCCGCAAGAGGCTTTTCACGCGGTCGGGCTTCTCCCTTAAGCCACTGGGCAACAGACGGATGCGAAACGCCTGCAATCCTGCTCAGCTGGCGCATTGAGATGTCTTTTTCTTGCATCAATTTTTTGATGCGGGTTCCACAGTTTTCCATGATGTTTGCTCTCTGGTAATCAACCACATCCACAAGCCTAGAACTTTTCCATTCCATTTTTTTGCGAATTGTGGTAACTTTTTATTGCATCATTCTGGCAACACAACAATACCAAGAAACCTACCATTGAGAGCGAACAATGAAATACTTCATCTTCCACATCGGGGACTGGTTGACATCGACCAGAACCCTCACAGCGACTGAGCGCGGGGTCTATTTAGACCTTCTTTGTCTGTATTACGGCGCATGCAAATGCATATGCAAAGACGATGCAAAACGCCTTGCACTTGCATATGCACCATCTGAGCGTCGTGCATTGCAGTACGTACTTGCCGAATTTTTCACCGAAAAAAATGGCTGTTTCTACAACGCGAGATGCGAGCGGGAAATCACAGAAAAACAGCAATTGTCGCAAGTGCGTCAACGTGCCGCAACTGCCCGATGGAAAAGGGAAAACGGCAATTCTGAGCCTGAAAAAACCGATGCAAATGCATATGCAAATGCCATGCAGGACTCAAATGCAATTGGTATGCCATCCATTAACCAATATCCATTAACCATTAAGAGAGAGAGAGAAGAGAGAGCGCCAGCCAAACCGACCCGCACGGCTGACGCCAATACACCCACCCACACCCCAAAGAGGCTCACGCCGCCAGAAGGGATCCCGGCGCAGGCGTGGAGCGACTGGATGCAGGTGCGAGGCAACGCGCCTGTCACCAAGAGCTTTTGGCGCGACTTCTGCAACAACGCGGACAAGCTGCACCTCACGCCGGCAAAGGCGGTTGAGCTTTGCGCACAGCGCGGCTGGAAACGCCTTGATGCCGACTGGGAAAGCGTCAAGGTTGCGGAAAGCAATGAGGACAGATTGCTGAGATTGATGGGAGAGGCGTGACATGCAGGGACAGGAACGCAGAATGTTTGCCGAGCGCTTGGGCGCTTTGGCTGACGCGATGGGCGGCAAACTGCCCGCCACCGAGAAAGGCATGCAGATTTGGCTTGACGCCATCGATGACCTGCCAGGCTGGGCGGTGCTTCAGGCTGTCAACAACTGGATGCGGCACAGCAGTAAATTCCCGACCGCCTATGACCTGCGCAGGGCGGCTCTTGATGCCATTGAAACCGAGCAGGAAAGAACCGCGCAGCGCAACACGGATGACTCTCCCGAGCTGTCGCAGGTTGTGGCATCCGATCCGAAACGCGCCGAGCAGTTTGAGCGATTCATCCAGGCGTTTCGGGCAACCATTCCTCATGACAACCAAAAACTGCACATCTACTGGAACACGCTGCAGTGGAGCAAAGGCAGGCTGTCGCTTTTCGGCACGCAGAAACTGCGGGAGTTTTATCACCGTGAGCCGAATGAGCAGGATGTTGAGGTTGCCAGGCAGAAGCTGCGGGAAGCCAACAAGCTTGTTTCCTGCCGTCCTCATCCGGGGGATTTCTTCAAATGATCAGCGCAGATTACGTCGAAACAATGCTGACCAACGCAAAGGC